CATCCGGCACCGTGATGCCATAGCTCAGGGTCGAGATGTCGGGATAGGTGCCGACGGTGCCGCAATACTGCGGGCATTCAGGCACATCAAACCCGCTGACCGGCACGACGAAGTTGCCGGGGTCCCATGTGCCGGCGCGGCGGTTGTAGGTCTGCGTGTAGACGCCAACCCGGCACTGGCCCTGGTAGATGTCCCGCCGTTCAATCAGGCCGATCTGCCCCTCGCTCAGCACCAGGTGGTAGAACGCCGTCACGGCATTCGTTGTCTGATCGTTGGCGAATGTTGCCTCTGTCGCCCGCGGGCTGATCAGCACCCCGCCCTGTCCATTGCGGCGCCTGGCGAACACCACCGGCACCGGCTCGCCCAGCCTGGCGGCCACCTGCGCGGTATCGAGCACGCTGGTCCCCACTGCTGCACCTTCGCTGGCAGGCGTGCCGATCGTGCTCTGGAGGGCCAGCAGCGCCAGCGGGTCAGAAGCTGCAATCCACGTCATAGGACGCACCCCTGGCCCATGATCGCCGTGGTGAGCTTTCTAGGCGGGAACTGTGCCCCCACCGGCGACAGCGCTGTTCCCAGCTGCATGGTGATGGTGGTGGCAGTTGCAGTGCCTCCTACGGCTTGGCCGGTGTAGCTGCCGATCAGCGTCTGGCCGCTCTGGGGGTTGAGGTTGCCTGATCCGGCGTTGAATTCATAGAGCAGCATCTCCACGAATTCGCCATTGAGGATCGCCCGCTCGAATGATTCCGACACCATTGGTGTCGCTGGTGCACTGACGCTCACGTTCGTCTCATCGCCGCTCACGCCAGCGGTGAACCCATCCGCCACGAATGCTTCGTAATCCCAAGTCTCGCCCGCCCACTGCACCGGCCGGTAGGCGTAGTAGCTCTGCCAGCGATGCCGGGTGGTGCCGGTCGCGTCGAAGATCCGCAGATACTGGCTCTGTGCTCTACTCATCGACCCAGCGCCTGCCTGGCGTATGGCGTGCGCAAACGGCCGATTACGCCGTCAGCAGTGACGCGCATGGCGCGCTCCAGGTCGTCATAGCTCACGTAACGCTGGCCGTTCATCTCAACCACCGGGCCGGTTTGGATGTTTATGGCGATGGGGCCTGAAGGGCCTAAGGGGGTGAAGGAGGATCCAGCGGGGGATCCCGCCATCGCCCGGCCGGGTGGGGCCGATAGGGCAGCCATGCCGGTGCGGCCTCTGGCGATGTTGTTGGCAAACCGCATTGCCTTGGATTGCGGCACAACGTATTCAGGCTCACCGCCCTCGCCGATCTCGGCCAGCGTGCGGCGGGTCACATAGCCGCCTTGGGCGAACTGGGGAACTGAGATCTGCGGAACCTGCGCAATGTTGGGACCAGGCAGGTTGTTGTAAGCCCTGATCAAGCGGTTGATTTGACCTGTAATCGCATTGATGCCGTTGGCAATGAACTGCATGACGTTTCTAAATACGCCGCGGATTACGTTAGCGATAGAGGTCCACATGCTTACCACGCTATCGCGTGCGGCGCTCATTGCCTTAGGCAGGAATTCCATTACTGCCTTCCATGCGTTGCCAATGGGCACAGCTACTGCATCGACAAATGATTTTGTCATTGATGCAAACGCATCGCCTGCCCACTTAAGGAATCCCATGATCGGCTCACGGAAGGCCACGGCCATCGCCACCACGGCAGCCACGGCCAGCACCGTCCAGCCTGCAGGGCCAGAGAAGAACGCCAGCAAGCCTGGCCCTATGGTGCCGGTCAGGAATGCCAGCAAGCCGGTAAAGGCTGCGCTGATTGCTCCGATCGCCGGAACTACCGCACCAGCCCACCCGGCAATTGTGGCGCCAATTTGCAAGCCAGCCAATGCACCGGCTATTGAGATAATTGAAGCAATAGCAGGAGCCAGCACAACCAATCCCACGCCTAAGGCGGCCACTGCCGCGATTGTCGCTTGCAGCGGTCCCGGCAATGCGCTAAACGCAGAAACCATGCCAGTCAACGCATCGGTGGTGGCAATTAGGAACGGCATTAATGCTTCGCCCAGCCCCACGCCAATCCTGGCCAGCCCGGTGCGCAGGTCCACCATTTTATCGTTAAACTCATCGGCGGCGCTGGCAAATTCGCCGGTCATTGTTACGGCCAGCCCCTTGATTGATTCGCTGCCGCCATTAAGCATTGGAATCATGTCTGCACCTGCTCGGCCAAACAACTTCATTGCAGCCGCTGTTTTTTCTGCTCCGTCAGGCATAGTGGCAAACTTGTCGGCCACCTCTAGCAACACTTGATCAGCGCTTTTCATTCTGCCGCTGGCATCTGTAGCGCTGATGCCAAGTGACTTTAACGCTTCATCGGCCTTACCATCAACAATTCCGCGATTGTATCTAACTAATGCGGTCGAAACACCTTCAATTGTGGTCCCGCTTTTTTCGGCCGCCTGCTGCAGTTGGCTCAGCATTTCAACGCTTACGCCTGTTTTTTGGCGCATGTCATTCAAATTATCTGCCGCGTTAATTGCGCTGGCAGCCATGGCTGTCAAGCCCGCGCCGGTTGCTAGGGGAATCAGCGATTGAATCCCTGGCACCAACCCACCAACCGATCCGGCCAAGCCCTTAAACCCTGCTGAGGCCCTTGCCGCTGCACCCTGCAGCCCATTCAACTTGCCGGCCAAGCTTTGCACGGCGCCTTCGCCTTGCACGCCGGCCTTGATCTTCAGTAGCGCATCAAAAGAAATAGCCATGGCTATTGGCCCGATCCTTTATTGATCAGGCTACGCGCGTGTATTTCCATGACTTGTATGTCCTGCATCAACCGCTTTACATCAATCACTTGATACACGACACACAGATCTAGGATCACTTTGTAGTCTAAGCCAATCACACCGGCGCCGCTAGATCGCCATTGCGTCTGCACTGCTAGGAACATTTCCACGGCTTGCCAGTGCTCGGGCCACAGATCAAAGTCTGATCGCCTGTCTTCGTATTGCGGCAAAACAGCCGGATCGATGCCAAGCTCTTCGGCCTGCTTAAGCCTATATGCTTGATCTTCAGGACTTATGCCACCATCGCCGTGGAACCAATGATCCACGGCGCCTGTTAGTTTCCCCGTTTTGCATCCTCAATACTTTCGGCGTAGGCCTGCACCAATGCAGTAGCCATGCCGGGAAAGTCCAGGAATTTCGACATGTTTTCACGCGTTACAGGAAGGGGCTCGGGATCATCATCCTTGGCTTTTACGTCTACCCATCCTGCAAGAACTTCCGCAGCATGGCCGCGCACCTCACGAAACTTTGTCTCAAATACTGGGCCAGCAATGCCAGATTGTGCCATTGATTTAAGCTCTTGCTGCGCGAGCATTAAATCATCGTTTTGGCTTTGGCTAAGCCGGTTAAATACTACCCTGAAGTTAAACTTTCGACGCTTGCCGCCATCAGTCGGAACGCTTAATTCAACGGGCCATTCATAAGTCGGGGAAACTGAAAGAACGAAAGCCATCAGGTAAACGCGAGGGAGATTTCAGAAGTGCCGTCGGTGGTGATCGGCATGAACGGAATGGTCATGAACTGTTTGCCATTGCGATCACTCAAGGTGGGTTCCATGAGCTGGCAGTTCGCCATGGTGAGCGTGCAGATATTACCTGCGACGGTGCCATGGGTCCAGGTGATCGGCACCAGCGTGCCGGCGGTAAACAGGGTGTAGAAATCCTGCTCGCCGGTGCTGGAGCCGATGATCTTCGATTCGATCTCGATGCTGCCCTCGGGCACGCGGTCATTGATGGCGAGCTGGGTGACGCAGCCGGCATAGGACTCGTACTCCACGACGTTGCCTTCACTGAGCTCAAAGGCTGCCATGCAGTTGGCCACGGAGTTGATGTTCATCGTCGGCGTATTCGTGGCACTCACCTCAAGCGGTGCCGCCTGGTTGGCAAAGGTGGGGCTGATGAGTGAGGTCTTGGTCGGGATGGAATAGATCCCGGTGGCCTCAATGTTGAGGGTGGCGAACTCTCCAGCGTTGGCGCTCAGGGTCCAGGTGGCGCGGGCACCGGCTACCTGGTGGAGCATGCCATCGGCAT